TTTAACCAATTCGTCAGTTGCGTCACCGCCTACTTCTTCGATTGATTCTTCTTCAGTTGTTTCTGATTCTTTTGCTTCGTCTTCTAACTCAACAACTTCATCAACTTGTTCGTCTTTAGACTCATCAGAAGTTTCTTCAACTTTGTCATCTTTTGCTTCTTCTGTAGTTTCTTCTACTTTCTCTTCAGTAGTTTCTTCTACTTTTGCTTCCTCAGATGCTTCAGTTTCTTTAACTTCTTCGTCTTTTGATTCAGCAGTTACTTCTTCGTCTGCTAGGTTCTCGTAGATATCTCTAGATTTTTCAACTACGATTTCGTGGAATAAAGCCTCTGCTTTATCGTTTTCTTCGTTTATCAGTAACTCTAATAAACTCTCAAATTTATTATTTGACATTTTACACGTGCTCCTTTGTATTATAGTCGATTTGTACTTATAAGTGTTTGTATTTAAGAATAATGCGTAAAAACGGTGGTGTAATTGGTGCTAAAAGGCGTCTTTTTGCTATATTTTTAATTGTAGGTCGAACTTTGCTAGGAATTCCTCTGTGGTGGGATGATCTATGTTCTTGTTCCACTCTAGATCCTTGGGTTTGAACCAGCCTGTGGGTATCACGCGATGGAATTTAACGTCCTTGAAGTCCTGTAGGCAACGCTTGGTCTGGTTCATCCAGTTGCCGTAGAAGGTGGCCTCGTCTTTTTTCCTTTTGTAGTTTCTGGAATCACCAAACAAGTTGTTCAGTGTGAACCTGTTTCCGTCTTTGTGTCCTTGATAGTCGAAACCCAGTATGTATATGTCCTTGAATCCTTTGTCACACGCCATTCTCAGTGCTGTGGGACCGCTTGACCAACCCAGGCTGGGTTTGAACCATTGCACATGATCTAGTATTTTTTGATTCTTGTTGTACTGTGCGTTGAAATTGCTCCATACTTTATTGTGTATCATGTAATCAGTTTCGGCAATTTCTAATATCATCTTGGGGTCAACTGCCACTAGATAGTGTGGTCTGTGTGTTCTGTAAACGGCGTTGCAGGCAAAAACTGTGCCTTTCTCCTTGAGATCGTTAATATCTATTCCCCTTCGGGATTCTCCGTTACCTAATACGAATGCTATGTCTGACATTATAACTCTAAGTTATCGTCTTGTGCTGGTGTGCCGTACATCTTTTGAACAAATACGGCTTCTTCCTTCTGCTGTGCGTCGTGTGCCTCTGACGCCAGTCTCATAGAGTTGATATCTTTTAATGAAAGTCTGGTCTTCCTTGTGTCCTCGTCGTCTAATATTGATATGTCATTCTCAGGTTCGTAGGTCTTGTCCTGCTCAAACCCGTCTGCGCCATATGTGAAGAATTCAAATAGTTTCATTTTGCGTATTTAACCCTTTATACCTGTCCGCCACTGCCTGTGCCACCTGGTGTAGTGCCGCCACCACCCTGTCCTCCCGGTGTCTGGCCCGGCTGTCCTGGTTGTGGTGAGTCCGGTCCTGGTGCTTCTGCGTCGGCTGTTGGATCTTCGAACTGGTCTAGATCACTAGTGATGCCTGATTGAGTTACGCCTCCTGCACGTAATTGAGAATTTTTAGTTTGTTTCTTCTGTGGCACGTTGTTTTCTTCAGCCCATAGTTCTGCGTTCCTTGCCATTTCTTCTTCAGACAGTCCAAGATACCTCTTCAATGCAAATCTTTTTGACATGTAAGGCAGTTCCGCTACCTGTGTGAATGTGCCCACCCTCGCTTGGTCCATCTCCGTCTGTCTGTACTGCGCGAAGTTCTGTGGTGGATTCAATTTCACTTCGAACATGCCGTTGTCGATGTTGTAACCTTTGGATTTTATCCATAATTTGAACTCCTCATCGAAAGTTTCTGCTAACATACTTTGCAATCTCGCACAATATTTGTTAAATCTTAATTCTTGGATGTACGCAGTACCTACCCTACCGTCATTGTACTGTTGCTGTCCGTCTTCTGCTCCTGTTGGCAGATATGAACTTGGAATCCTCAGTCCTCTGAACAGTTTGTTGGTGAAGAATCTCAAGTCATCTATCTCTCCAAGGTTAGTACCTCCTGGAAGCGTGTCAACTTTAGATCCTCTACCCTCCGCTGTCTGTGGGAAGAAGTAATCCTCGTTTATACTCATTGGGTTGTATGTTGCATCGATAAAGTTTGCTCCACCCGATGCACTTGGAATTCTTCTTTGGTTGATTTCGTTTTTAACTCTCTCAACGAACTGCATCGCCAAGTGTGTTGGCATGTTACCCACGTCAATATAGAACACCCTTCTCTCAGGTGCTCTCTGTACCCTGTAGATAATGATTGCGTCCTCTAATAATTCTTTTTGCTTGTAAACTTTGAACACTTGTTCCAGAACTGACTGTCCAAAAGGGAACAAGTTGTCTAGTCCGTCTGACATTGACATATGAATCACGTGTTCTGCGTTGATGTTGTAGGCATTCATCGTCTTGTAGAATCTTCCGCCGGAATTTCCGCCTGCGAAACCAGACATATTGTTTGTGGCACCTGCGTTTGCGTAACTTGATCCGTACGCCGCTGTGCCTCCTCCTGTAGTTCCGCCGCCGCCGTATGTTTGGTTTGGTGTGATCTGTGTTGCTGATAATCTTTGTAAGTTTGGATTGATGTCTCTGATCACATATTGTTCAGGTTTCTTTCCTTCAGATTCGTTTACTACGATTCTGTCAACTTTTGCGTTGTCTATGTAAAGCCATTTCATGGTCTCTGGATCTCTGACAAAGAAACAGTCTCCGTATTTCAGTGCGTTCCTGAATATCCTGAAGATCCTTTTGTTGAACTTGTTGGATTTGGTCCACTGTTGAAGTGCTTTCTTCAAAAGTTTCACTTCGTGTTCAGTTGTTTCATCTTTGAACACAAGATCAAACGGTGTCTCGTTCTCTGTGTTCTTCTGTGTTGAAAATTCTGCGAGGATGTCCAGTGCCGCATTGATCTCCGAGTCCGAATCCATTTGGTCATACTGGAAGTACCTCTGTATCCTGTTTGGGTGTCCTGTGTAAACGTCAGGCAGGTAAGAACTGTAATTTCTCTTTGCGAAATTAGGCACTTTCTCGCCCGATATAGGAGACATGTTAGCGTCTTTGAAATATTTTTTCCAAGCCATACTTTATATTACAATCTTTTCCTCATTTAAGCAACCTAAACTAGGCCAACTTGATTACGATCTTTCCTTGCTGTGGTTTCTACGGCTTTCAATGCCCTAGATTCCACCGCAACAAGCGTATTTACGCCATTGGCCATATTCGCAATGCTTTGATTGGTGCTGTTCAGAGCGTTTACCATACTGGTCATTTTGTTTTCTAATGCTTCCGTGTTGAATATTTTTGCCAGGTCATTGTTGGCTGTCACGGCACTGCTCGTGCCTGCTGTCACCATTTCAGGACCACGCTCACCTGTGAGGTACATCTTGCCTGCGTCCATTCCACCACCAAACTGTTTACCACCGCCAAACATCTGTCCAACCATTGAACCTAGACCTGCTCCTACCAGCGTTCCCACTCCTGGTGCTATCATTGTTCCTAGCAGAGCACCTAAACCTGCTCCACCTAGTCCTGCAATTCCTTGCCCTCTGGTTTCTTCGTTGCCCAGCATTGATAAACTTGAACCAACACCAACGGCGGCACCCAAACCGGGCAACACTCTTGTCAATCCAAATCTACCTGCCTTGCCTAAGCCGCCCATCATGCCACCAAGACCCCCTTGTAGGTGAGCCGTACCTGCTCTTACACCTAGTGTTGTAATGGCAACCTGTTCGCCTCTGCTGAATAGATATTTTCCGGCCAGTATTCCGCCTATTGCTGTGGCTGTCAGTGCCGGGGATTTCGCAAGTGTAGTTGCTATTCCTCCAAATAGTCCCATCAGTCCTTGTAGACCATTAACAAATCCGCCCAGTGCTGGACCGAATGATCTCAAAAGTCCTGTTTCTATTTGTTGGAACTGGCTAGATAGGACCTTAGATGCTTGTTCGAATGTAGTCAAATTCTGTGTGAGGCTTCCGACCGCACTGTTCTGTTCATCCAATACTGATCCTGTGTCTGTGACTCTTCTACCCAGTTCGATTATTCCACCTTGCAGTCTTAAAAATTCTACCTGTCCTGTGACTGTGGCCTGTCTGAACCTGTCGATACTTCCTGCGGACACATCTCTGATCCTCACCAAGGCTTCTTCACTTGAAATCACTCCCGATATCAGGTCATTGATAACTCCCCTAGCACCCGGAATGTTCTGTACCAGTGCCAGTGCTGATTCGGTTACAGGCACACCTGCGTTGGCTATTAGATCCTGGAAGCCTTCTGCTAGGTCAGGTGATATGCCTTCTACCGTGCCCGCGAATGCCCTCAACCTGTTTCCAGTCTCCACAGTCTGCCCTTGTAGGAATGCCTGGAATCTTTCGTTTGCTCTCTGTGATTCTATTGATGCCCTTAGTTCATCTCGCTGTTGTCCTGTGAGTTTGGCCAATCTGTCTAACTGTTCCGCGAACGCAATAGAACTGTTGATACGTTGGCTGGTTGTCATTCCCTCCAACATTCCTGACCTTCTTTGATTGTCCAAGTTCAAGAGAAGAGTTTCATTTATTTCATCGACTGTGAATCCCAAAGGTGCGAGCCTATCTATACCTACTTCTCTTGTAATCCTGCCCAGTTCGGCTATTCCCCTGGCACCTTGCGTGGTCGAACCAAACAGTGCCGCTAGGTTATTGGAATTATTGGCAACTAATGAGGCAAAGTCATCCAATGGCAGTGCCGCTTCTGCCGCCGCAGTCCTCAGTGCCACGATGCTCTGTCCAAAGTTGGCACCCGTCTGTGACAGTTGCCTGAATGTCTCGATGTTTACGTCTAACCTATTTCCAAGAAGCCCTAGGCCTTTGACGTTGTCAGTGAATGCACTGATGGATCCTGATCCTTCGAACGCGGCCTTGCCCAGACCCATGAATGAATTACCAACTTTTTTGAGTGTCTCGTTGTAATTTTTGTTTGTCTCAATTAATTTTTCGGTGCCTTTGACCTGTTTGTCTATTTGATCGTACTGCTTCTCACCAATCTTGAATTGGTTCCTCGCCTGTTCCAACAATCTCTGTTTCTGCCTTAATGATTCATCGTCTGACTTTTTGATTTTTTTGGCCAGTTCCAACAGTCTCTTAGATTCCTCGGCCGCTTTCCTCCTCCCAGAAGAATTACCACCGGTCTGACCGCTGTCTGCTATTTCCTGTAGATCCTTTATGATCTGCTCAAGTGTTGCCATTTGACTTAATTTCGCACCTTTTTGTACGCATATAAATATTGACACTTATACGCTGTTAGTGTATATTTATAGAATTAAAAAATGACAGAAAATAGCAATCCACTTAACAAGTACTTCAGGCAACCAGCACTGTACGTGTCGTTGCCGTCGGGCACAAACTACCCACCACACGTGGTGGCACAGTCACAGACCGGTGAGTTGGCAGTGATGCCAATGACCGCGAAGGACGAGATACGCTTCAAGACACCAGATGCACTGATGAACGGCCAGGGAGTTGTTGATGTCATCCAGAGTTGCTGTCCG